GGCAGTGATGTGGTTTTCTTGTCAAACAGTGGTGTGCGTTCATTGCTCAGAACCATTCAAGAGAAGTCTGCGCCTTTGCGGGACTTGTCTAAGAATGTGCGTGATGACTTGATGACGATTGTGAATGCTGAGACATTGGCAAACATCAAGGCAGTCTATTCAGAGTCAAATGCCTTTTACCTGATTAACTTCCCGACTGCCACCCAGACCTACTGCTTTGACACCAAGGCGGCATTGCAAGATGGTTCTTCACGGGTAACTGTGTGGGATTCCATCACTCCAACTGCTTTCCTTGCTAAACGCAATGGAGACTTGTTGATTGGCAAGAATGGTTATGTGGGCAAGTATGGAACTTACCTTGACCATGCAAGCACATACAGATTGCAGTATTTCACCACCTATGCTGATCTTGGTACGCCCAATGTCACATCTATCCTGAAGCGCATTGCTGTGGTGGTGATTGGTGGATCAAACCAAGGCTTCATCATCAAGTGGGGATACGACTTCACTGGTCAGTATTACGCCACTACATTGCAAATTCCTCAGTCTACTGTTGCTGAATATGGGACTGCTGAGTATGGGGCGAATGGTGTTCCTGTTGCTTACTACTCAGATGGCATTTCCTTACAGACCTTGGTTGGTCAAACATCAGGTTCTGGCAAGACTGTGCAGACGGGTTATGAAGTGCAGATCAATGGGTATCCTGTGAGCATTCAAAAGATTGAGATTCAAGCCAAGAATGGCAAACTGGTTTAAAGGAATTTGACATGAACTATACAAAAACCACCAACTTTGCGGCTAAAGATGCTTTGTCGCCAGGGAATGCAAGCAAGGTTGTCAAGGGAACTGAGATTGATACTGAGTTCACCAACATTTCCACTGCCATTGCAACCAAGGCAGATGGAACCTTCACAAACTTCAGCTTTGTTGAGAGTGGGTCTAATCTACTTATTCGTCACTCAGGAACTGATGTGATGAAGATTGACAGTTCAGGTAACTTGACTGTGTTGGGCAACATTGTGGCTAACGGCACTGTGTAATGGCTCAATCCATACAAACATCAAAGTTTGGAACGCTAGATACTAGCGGGAGAGTGCCTTTCTATCTTACTGGAGAAGATTCAGACCCATTAAAAGCTAGATTGGGCGCAACATTTACTATAAATGGCAAAGAGTACGGATTTATTCCAGAAGACAGAATAACGAAGGGTGCTGCATCTGGGAATTTTGGTAAAGTAATGGTTGGATTTTTAAACCCAACATTGCTAAGTGAATTTAAAAATAATTCTGATTATGTTGATTTAACAAATACACAATTTGGCAATTTTGATGCTGGTAATTACATTTCTAAAGAATTGGGCGCATCAACAAAAGGATATATTGCACCAATTGAAAATTTTGCTTCTATTCTTAATGCTGGTGTTGCAACATATGACCCAACACTAACGGGAGAAATCAAAGGAATTGGCAACTATCAAGGCCAACCAGTTTTTTATGGCAATAATGGATATGTCGAACCATCCGGAAAATATAACTATCAAGTAACAACTGGTCAGAAAATTGTTGGCTACAAATACAGCAGTGGCGGTGGACTGCTTGCTGGACTTGGCAATGAGATCATAAATGCTGGCCCACTTCCTTTGTTGGCATTGGATATTGCAGGAGCTGCTTTTGGCCTTCCTGGAATTGGGACTGCTATTGCTACTGGAGCCACTGCTGGCGCTATTGCTAGTGGTGATGAAAAAACTGCTGCAAACTTTGCTGGTCAAGCCATTGCTGGACAACTTGGTGTAGGTGCTGGCGTAGCAGAGGCTACTGGTTCTACTGTTGCTGGACAGGTTGCTCAAGGAACTGCTGGTGGATTGATTGCGGGAAAGACTCCAGAACAAGCTGTTACTGGCGCTGTCAAAGGTGTTGGGCTTAATAATCTTGCGTCAACAATTCCAGCAGACACGACTGCATTTGATACCACACAAGACATTTCAGACACATCTGGGTTTGATATACCCACACCAACACCACAAACACCGATTACTGGAAATACTGGAGGAAATATGGCAACCTATGATGATGAGATGAATGCTCCTGCGACTGAGTTACAGGACACCACTCCTTACAACTATTCTCCTGAAGAACAGCAATTGATTTATCAGTTGGCTCAAGAGGCTGGTGGTACTCAAAACATCAGTGATGCGTATGCTGCACTTACTCAAGCGGCACAACAGACAGCAGATCGATCTGGGCTAACAGTTGGAAATGTATTGAAGTTTTTTCAATCAAATCCAAATGTTACAAAAGGATTAATTGGTGCTGGAGTAAGTGCTGCTGGTGGTTTGTTGACCAACCAAGCCAATGTAGAGGCGGCAAGAATCTCTGCTCAAGCAATGAGGGATGCGGCGGCAACAGCAGCAGAAGCACAGAGGTTTCGTCCTGTTGGCGTTACCACTCGTTTTGGTGCATCACAGTTTGGGTTTGATCCTACAACTGGTCAATTGACAAGTGCTGGATATCAGTTAACACCAGAACTCAAGGCAATGCAAGACCGCATCATGGCTTTGTCTGGTCAAGGTTTGACTGAGGCAGAACAGGCGGCTGGTCGGTATGCTCCTTTGACTGCTGGCGCACAAGGCTTGTTTGGCCTTGGTCAACAGTATCTGGCTCAGTCTCCAGAACAAGTTGCCGCTGATTACATGGCAAAGCAACAGAACTTGTTAGCCCCTAGCCGTGAGCGTCAGTTTGCTCAGTTGCAAAACCAGTTGTTTAATACTGGTCGTGGTGGATTGTCTGTGGGTGCTACTGGCGCTCGTCCAAGTGGTGCGGCTGGTTTAAGTGCGGCATCTCCTGAGATGGAAGCCTATTACAACGCTTTGGCTCAACAAGATGCGGCATTGGCGGCACAGGCAACTCAAGCTGGTCAACAACAGGTTCAGTTTGGCGCTGGTTTGCTAGGTTCTGGCGCTGGTTTGCTTGGAAGCTATACGCAAGGCTTGACAGGTGCTTATGCACCCTTCAGCACTGGTGTTGGCGTAGGTTCATCGCTAGAGTCTTTGGGTCAAGCACCTTTGGATATTGGCGCACAGTTGGGTGGCAGGTCTGCCCAGGCTGGTGCTAATGTTGGACAAACACTGCTTCAAGGTGGCTTGTTAGGCGCTAGAACAACTCAGGCGGCATCTGGTGTTAGTCCTTTTGGAACCGCATTGACAGGCTTGGCAAATAGCCCTGAAGCGCAACAAGCATTGGCACAGTGGTTAAATAGTGGCGCAGGTTATGGAACCAATACCCGCCAACTTGATACAAACGCTAATTTCTAAGGATAAATCATGGCAACAGAAATTGTTGGAAGTTTGTTTGGGGTAACTCCTGAGTTGTATCAAGAACAGCGTGACTTGATGCGTCAAAAGCAAGCAATGGAGTTTGCTCAAGCTGATCCACGGGCACAAGCTACTTTTGGCCTGTATCGTGCTGGTCAACAGGTAGGTCAAGCCTTGGGTGGCTTGATGGGCGTAGAAGACCCTCAGATGCGTCTGATTAGCCAACGCAATGCCTTGGCAAAGCAGATTGACATGAATGATCCTGAGTCCATCATGCGTGGCGCACAGATGGCGGCACAGTCTGGTGACACAGTGGCAGCTACCGCCTTGGCTGACTATGCTCGTAAAGCGGCTAGTGATTTGGCCTTGGTGCAACAGCGTACTGCGGAGAAGATGACTTCTGAGCAACGAAATGCTTTGGCTTTTGCGGCATCTGTTGGTCGCCCTGGTTCTCCTGAGTTCAATAGAGCATATCAAGATAAATTGACTGAGTTGACAACAAAACCAGAGTCAACATCTAATGAGATGAGAAATGCTGCTGCAATTGCTAGCGCTGAGTTTCCTGTTGGATCGCCTCAATATACTGAAAGATATAGAGAAGAATTAAAGCGACTGACAACAAAAGAGCCAAAGGTTGGAAATGTAAAAGAAGTTGGCGTTGCAATGGGAAGCAGAGAACCTGTTTACCTTGATGTAAACAATGACCAACAATATATCTACCAAAAAGGCGCAGATGGCAAACAGATGCGTGTTCCTTATTTTGGTGGCGTTGACAGAGCAACGGCAACATCAACTACAAAAATTGAAGCAGAAAGAAAGCAAACAGAATTTGAAAAGCTGTTAGACAAAAAAGATGCTGATAGAGTAGGCAATGCAATGACATTGCAAGAAAATGCAATAGCCTCATTAAATTCATTAAACAGATTAAATCAACTTGACCAAAGCGCATTGATTAGCGGTTCTTTTGCAAGTGGCAGATTGGGAGCAACAAATTTTCTTAATACACTTGGCCTTACAAGTGCCAAAGATCAAGATGTACTTGCAAAATCTGAAAATTATCAAAAGACTGCTGGTGATGTAATTCTTGCTACTCTTGGTGGAAGACTTGGATCAGGATTCTCAAATGCAGATCGTGAATTTATCCAAAGTCTTGTTCCTCAACTGGAGAACAGTCCGCAAGCCCGTAAACAACTTATTGAGTTTATGGTTAAAAAGAATCAAGGAATTGTTGATGAAACAACCAGATTGGAAACCTATGCAAGAAAAGAGAAAACTCTTAAAGGATATGTTCCAACAATTCTAATTGTTAATTTAGGCGCAAATACTCCAAAGCCTTTGTCAGAATTAAGCAATGAAGAATTGATGAAACAATTTAACGAATTGAAAGCCAAAAAACCATGAGCAGTCTACAAGATGTTGAAGCAGAAATGCAACGCAGAGGATTGACAACCTCTAGCCAATCTGTTTTTGACCCAGAAGAAGGTGGAGTTTCTGAGTTCAAAAAGTTTGGCGAATCTTTGCTTAAAGGTTCAGCTAAAGGAATTGTCAGTCTTGTTGGTGGATGGGGAAACTTGTATGACTACCTAAAAGGAAGCAAAGACCCAAATGCTTTTTCTAGTGCAGGAATTGCAAATGCTGTAAAAAATCTTACTGGCGTTAACATTCAATCAATTCAAGGCTATCGTGGTGCTTATGAATTTGGAGAGGCTGGCGCTCCTGCTGCGGCATTAACTGCCGTTGGTGTGCCAGGACTGTTTGGCAGAGGAGCCAAGGGAACTCTTGGGGAATTTGGTGTTTCTGGAACAACTGGAGTTCTTGCACAACAAGTTGCGCCAGATAGTCCAACGGCTCAATTGGCCTTGCAAATGTCTCCTTATGTTGCCAAAGGTGGACTTACTGTTGCTGGTCAGCAAATGACAAAGCCAGCAGGTCTTTTTCCGCAAACAGCAGAAACAAGCGAGTTAACAAGAGTTGGAAGACTTACTCCTGGTGAACTTGGATTAAACAGAGAGCAATTAGCAACAGAAGCAAGAATTTCTGCTGAACCATCAACAGGAGCATTGCCATCTGAGTTTAAGAAGGCACAGGCTTATGATGTTGAGTCTTTTTTAACAAACTTGTTTAACAAAGCAAGCGACAAAACACTGAGTCCACTAGATGCTGTTCAAGCAGTTGTTTCTTCTTTTAACAACTACGGCAAATCGCTTTCTTCAAAGCTGAGAAGTGACGCTGCAAAAGACTTCAGTGCCGCAAAAAGTGCTGGTGGATTGATTGATACAACGCCAGTTGTTTCAGTTATTCAATCTAAGTTGGGAGAAATACCAGTAGAAGTAAAAACATTCGACCCAGTTAGAAATGCTTTACAAAAAATTATTGACGAGTATGCAATTCCAGCAACTCCATCAGTTACAACCCCATCAACAATCCTTGGGCCAACTGGCGCTCCAGCATCTGTAACAGTTACTCCTGCCATCCCTGCATCAAATTTAAAAATAAACATTGATCGATTGCAGAAAAACTTGTCTGCATGGGGTGAAGCGGCATATTCTGGAAAAGCAGATTTTGGCAAAGGAAACATCTTTGAGGGTGTTGCTCCTGGTCAAGCAAAAGGAATTGCAATATCGGTGTTAAACGGGTTTAAAAACGCTCTTGATGAAGCAATTGATGCTGGAGTTCCTGGCGCAGATAAACTTGTTGATGCCCGTGATAAGTTTAGACAAAACATCCAAAAAATTGAACAGTTCTCTGATAGACCATTAACAAAAGCATTTGATGTTAAAAATGTTACTGACTTGGTTCCAGAGGATGAACTTGCCAAGCTAAAAAAGATGCCCGCATCTCAGCAACAGTTTCTTGTTGAAGTGATGCAAAACAGTCCAAATTCTCAGGTGAATGAAGTTTTAAACACAATTCGCAGGATGAATTTTGATGATGTTTTATCTGTTGCACAAGCCAAAGGTGGGGCGATAAATGATCCAACATTTAATATAAACATTGCACTCAAAGAACTAGACAAAAAAAGCAGTGATTTCGCCAATCTATTTCCAAATGCAAAAGACGCTACTGATGCAAGACTTGCAATGAATTGGATGCGTAGGACACTTCAAACTGAATCTGCGGCTGGAGTGCCTGGGATTTCCTCTGGTGAGGCTTATGGCTTTACTGGTGCTTTGGGTGGAAGTGCAAGAACAAGACTTCAGGCAAGAGAAATTATCCCGTTAATTCGGGACATTATTGCAAGCCCAAAGGCATTTGCTGATGTTATCTATAACCCAGATTACAGAAAAGCAATGCTTGATTTGTCAAAGCCAAAAACAACTTTGGACAAGGCTATTGGGGCAACTCAAACTCTTGCAAAAGCCTTGGCTATTGGTGGTGTTCGTGCTGGCCCAATGCTGGAAACTGTTGGTCCAGAAATGCCTTCTGCTGAACAAGAAACAGCGCCTATCCCATCTCTCATGGAATACGAAACTGAAATGAAGGCCCGTGGGCTAATGTAAGGGGCGCAAGATTGATCCTCTCACCCTTCTGGCAATGGCAAATGGCTGTGTCGCAGCTATTCGCAAAGGCTGTGAACTCTATAAAGAGGTCAAGGGAACTGTTGCCGCAGCCCAAAAGACTGTTAAAGAGGTCACGGCTATTGCTGAAGAAGTGGGTGGCTTCTTTGGGTTCTTCAAGAAGAAAAAGCCTAAGCCCACAGCAACTCCAGTTGCGCCCAAAGCAAAAAAGGCAGAGGCCGAAATTTGGGATGAAGGTAGAGTTGTGGCTGATCTGGCGGCGAATCTGTCGCAGTTCTTTAGGGTTCAGCAACAGCTTGCAGACCACATTCGTGAGGAAGAAGAGAAGTCTAAGACTGTCTATGACCCAAATCAGAACATCATGGAAGCGGCTCTAAACAGAGAGTTAGCCAAGACGCAGTTTGAGAAGTTAGCCAAAGAGATTCGTGAGATTATGGTGTATCAGTCACCCCCAGAGTTGGGTAACTTGTACACCAGGGTGAACCAAATGAGGGTACTCATCATTGCTGAACAAGAAGAAGCAAGGTTGGCCCAGGAAAAGAAACAACGAGAGGTTGAATGGCAACGCAGAAGGGTAATCAGCGCAATCCAAGACAAGGCAATCTACGGGGTAGCCTGTTTAGTGTTCGTCCTTTACCTAGTCCTGTTCTTCAGCCTTCTAATAATGGATCGAAAAGTAAGATGGGGTTTTTAGTTGCATTAGTTGCTATGGTGCTGGTCTTTGTCCTACTGCTTCCGCTGTTGGGAAGCATTTACTATGACACACTGGCTGCACAAAAGGAAAGCAAAATGCAGATTGACCGCATGGAGCGACTGCGCCAACAATTGGAGTACGAGCGTCAACAACTAGATAGGCAACGCAATGAATCAAAATAGGTTTCTGTGGGGCGTGATTGTTGTATCCATTGCGGTAGTTCTTTTGCTGAGTGGATGTGAAGACAGATACCGCTATGTTTGCCAAAATCCTGATAAATTTGACCTGCCTGAGTGCCAAAAGCCCAGATGCTTGTTTACCCAAACCTGTCCTGAATACCTTGTAGCACCTATCTTGACCACGAAAATTGACCCACCAAAGGTTGAAGAAAAGAAGGCCGATGATGACAAAAAGTAAATACTCTCCTGAAGACCTAGAAGTTCGCATTTGGGGCTTTGTGGTGGTGATGATTACCATCATTTTGTTTGGCATCGTGTTCTCATTGCTCTATTCGGTTACTTTTGTAACTCAACCTATCAAGAGCATGGCTCCCATCGATCAAGCCTATACCAAGATGCTGAACGACATTGTTTTGCTGATTGTTGGTGGCATTGGTGGCATTGTTGGTAAACGGGCTGTAGGGACTGTAAATAGCCCAACGCCTACACCTGCAACTTCAGCGCCTTCTACGCCTGTTCCTGCGCCTCCTAACCCTCCTGCCACTTCCACCTGGACTTCTCCTCCTGGCGCTATGCCTGTCTGGGTGAATCCTCCTTTGGATGAAACCTGGACACCGCCGCCACCTCCGACAACGCCACCCCAACATTTGGAGTCTGATTCTGTGCGTGAAGAAATCGCTGCGGCTCGGCAAGAGGTGAAGAATGGTTAACCCATATTTCATCATTGGAGCAATGATTGCTGTGGGCGGTGCTTACGGGTATGGGCATCATGTTGGATGGGGTGATCGTGACGCTGAAATGCAAGTTGAGATTGCCAAAAAGAATGATGAAGCAAGAGAAAAAGAGCGTGAACTTGCCCAACAACTGAATGACCAATCAACCAAACTTTCGGAGGCTAACAATGTCATCAATCAAAAGCAATCTAGTCTTGATTCTGCTATTCGTGCTGGTAGGTTGCGGCTCCCGTCCACAAGTTGTGTACAAGCCCCCGCAAATGCCCCCACTCCCGCCGGAGATAGCCCAAAAGAAAGAAGTGAACCTGTCAGACAGGTTTATGAAACTTCTGACTCCGACAGAGCAACCCTCGCAGCCATTGCCGAAATCATTGCCCAAGGCGACAGAAACACGGCCCAACTAAATGCGTGTATCGACAGTTATAACAAGGTAATGGGGGCGATAAATGGTAACAAGTGAACAACTAAAGAAACTCCACATTGGTGTTGAGTGGGTTGATGCCCTAAATGAAACCTTCAACACTTTTGGCATTGCTACACAGCGCCAGCAAGCCGCCTTTATCGGGCAGTGTGGGCATGAGTGCGGCAACTTCAAAGTCTTAAAAGAGAATTTGAACTATAGAGCCGTTACTTTGATGAAGCTGTGGCCCAAACGCTTCCCAACACTTGAGATTGCCAACCAATACGCAGGTCAGCCTAGCAAAATTGCAAACAAGATTTACTCGAATCGTATGGGAAATCGTGATGAAGCAAGTGGGGATGCGGCTAGATTTATTGGTAGAGGCTGTATCCAGTTGACGGGCCATGCAAACTACTTCCATGCTGGTCAAGCCCTGGGAGTTGACTTTGTAATGGAGCCTGACCTTGTGGCAACGCCCAAGTATGCGGCACTCACTGCTGGATGGTTCTGGTCAACCCACAACTGCAACAATCTTGCTGAAGCGGCTGATTGGGTAGGCTTGACCAAGAAGATCAATGGCGGGACTATTGGCCTAGATGACCGAATCAAGCACACTAACGAGGCTTTTGCGGTGCTTGGCTCTTGAGTTTTCCACGATTGAATATCTTGTGTTTCTTGAAGAAGTACAAGATAGCTTGGTAGGCAACACCAAACCTTTTAGCAATCTCTTTCTTGCTAACACCATCTTTCCATAGCGTTATGGCTCTGGATTCACTGATTTGAGTGGGTTTCCTACCACTCCCAGGTCTTGCACCACCCTTAGTCTTCATTTAAGGCCATCCAAACCATGATGCAAACGCCTCCAATGGCTAACGCAATGCCTAGAAAGCCTATGGCAAAGATAGTGATTACAGTCTCAATCACATGACCCCCCGCATTTCCCAACCTGCCAGAAAATAGTTCCATCTGCCTTGCATAGCAGGGTTGCTGTACTTGTCGCCAGTCATGGCTAGATCGGCATCTGTATAGCCCTTTGAGGACATCAGTGCGTGGAATACTTTACGTGCTTTCATGTGTCCTCCTTGAATTGATAATCTTTAAAGACGGTTCCCCTGCTTGCATCGCCTTTCCAGCATTCGTTTACCCATCCCCGCTTGCCTGACTTGTAAGTGCGCCAATGACCACGAACCTGATGACGGCGTGGTGTTGCGTGGGTTCCACCTTGATAATCATTTTTTGGTTTAGGCGGTTCAATTTCCACTGTATGCCAGTCAAAAGTTAAAGCGGGTTTGCCTTTTGATTGACGCTTTTGATTGATAAATGTGCGCTTTGGTGTGGGGCGATAACCCTGCGATTGATGAGCAAGTTTTATCAACACTGCAAGCACCATTCGGTGGACAGGTTTAACATCTTCAAGGGTTATTTCTTTGTCCTTCTGATAAATTCTGAACCCTTCTTCGGTAGAAACATAAGCATATGGAGAAAAGTATTTGCCGCCATGCCACATGGAGCAACCGCCCACAGTTATTGAATCATCGCCCCTTAAAAGCCAAAGAGCAAAGTCTTTTCCTTGCGTATCTAAGCCAACAATTCCCGTTCTTTTTGAAGGCAAATTCATCAAAAAATCTGCGGGAACTTTTGTGTCAAGTGCAGGCTCCATTTGCCCAACATCAAACCACAAAGCAGTTTCTGGCTCAGGCGCAAACTTGACGGCCTTGCAAACCAATGGAGTCATTGAGGATTCTCCTCGTCATCAAAAGCCATTTCATGTGGATGTGAAATGTCATCATGGACAATAACGCCAAACTCATTCGCCAGCAAAAATCTGCCGCACACTATGCAGTAATAACCTTCTGTCATGTGTTCTCCTCGGCAAAGCCGTTCTTTTGCTTGAGTTTGGCTTCAATAGAACGAGTAGCGCCCATAAAACCTGCTGAAAATCTGCCTGATTGGTAATCGTCATACGCTTTGACAACATCCTCACCCGTCAGACCTACCCATGTGCGCTGTGGTGGGGTGGCATAAGGCCCGCACAATGCGTAGACTGCATTTTGCACAAGAGCGTCAGGGTCAAAGTCTGTTTCCTGACCCCTCATTGTTGCTCCGCGCACCGCATAACGAACAGCCGCTACAACCGCATCTCTTAATTCGTGAGTCAAAATAGGCTTTGGAAGATCAATTGGCTCGTACTCACCATCTTTGTATTCATTTGGCGCATAAAGCCAATGGTCATCAGGTAGCGGAAAAGACATTACGCCAAACGCACTTCCGTCTGGAAGAATCATCACAGGCTCTTGCTCAATCTCTTGCCCAAGCCTCTGCACTTCGCGCATGGCGTGCTCTTTCAAGACTTCTTCAAGGGCGGTGATGGCTTCTTCTGTCGGTTGATGCAGTTTTCCATGCACGTCCCAATACTCCAACGCCTCAAGCGCCATCTTCATGGCCTTTAGTTGTTGTGGTGTCATGCTTCCCTCGCTTTCAGCATTGCGTCTGCCATTTGATAGGCAATCCATGCGGAATTAGTCAATTCTTTACCATTGCAAACATCCATTTGCGCCAAGATTGCAGGCATCGCCTTTGCCGCAAAGTAATCCCGCAGGGTCATGTTTTCAATACGCCCGCCTCCGTATGCAACTGGAAATGCTGGTGGATTTTTCATTTCTTCATATTCCTTACATAAGCTGTAAACGATTGAATCGTGTCTTTGCCAAAAGCTAGAGTGCATTTCTCAATGTGTTGGGCGACTTCTTCAATCACTTCATTCCTGGCATTGTTTTCGGCGTATCTAATGATCTGGTGCTTGCGTGAGCCTTGCAGACCCCAATCACCTTGGCGCTTTGCAAGTTCATCAAAAGCCTCGTCTTCAGGTTCTTTCATCTGCAATCTCCTGATCGTTACGCTTGATTTCATGCTTCAAATATGCCAAATCAGCATAGGACAACTCATCTGTTATGTCCTTGATTTGCAAGTTAAAGCGCATCCACTTGACTGTTTTCTCACAGTATGAGATTAAGCCAACAGAGTCATCACCTTCATGCCATTGGTAGTCAACTTCAATGCGGTCAATCTCTGGATTGAAGTCATCGTCTACCCAATCAAAAGGCACAAATTCAATTGTTTGCATCATTTACTCCTATCTGTTCAATGTCTTGTGCGGCAAGGAGGGCATCCAGAGCCACAGATTTAAGGATTACAAGGGCATTCTCTGGCGAGGATGGATTGAGAGCCTTGTGAGCCTCTACATCCTGCCAGAAAGCATTTAAACGGGTTGTTTGTTGTTGGTTCATGCGTCAATTCTGCCTTGTCTGACAGAGATTGGAATAGGGATTTACCCTAACTTACGCATAACCCTTTGAAGTCGCCCAGAAACGCCTTTACGGGTTCCAATGACCTCGATGAAGCCTTTGTCAATCAGCGCCTTGTATCGGGCTGTAACGCTTGAATAGGGTAGGAATGGTAGTTTGGCAAGTACATCATCTGAGATACAACCATCTGGGCCATAGGCGGCAATGGTTTCATATACCAGTGACTCCATCTTTGTGGTGTCGATTGCCTGTGCTGCCATGTGGGAAGTGGCAGGGTCTTCTTTGCGAGCAAGTTTAAATGGCGCAGTTCCAAAGAACTTTTCGACTGCACCACCAAACCAAATTTTGTCTAATTTTGTCATGTCAACTCCTATCTGATTGTTTATTAAAAATGGTGGGTTGGTTGATTCCGCTATGCCCACCGCCATAGTTTGGGTGTTTATTTGTATTTCTAGCGTCTTTCTTTCGCTCCTGGGAACAAATAAACATCTTAATCAGTCACATCAACCAAGTTAGATTAAGAGATCGCTGAAAGTCCCAGATTAGAAAGGAATATCGTCATCCGCATAAACTATCTTTTTAGGATTAGCTGCTGGCGGCTGTGCATCCTTGGGATTAACTGCCAAGCCCATGAACTTGCCACTCTTGCCTTCTTTGATCCATGCTGAGAGCCAATACTCTTGACCATCAACAGTTATGTTACCTTTGTAATCAGGAGAAGTCTCCTTGTCCTTTTTGTCGTTCTTAAACAAAACGCCTGAGTTGTCTTTCTTTTCCATTTTTATTCCTTGATTGTTTTAAATTTTTTGCTAATAAAATCTTGAATGTCGCTATATCTCCAAACATGAGTTCTAGGGCCAAGTTTTATTGGTGGAGGATAAATGCCTGATTTGATTCCAGCGAACCATACTGTTCTGGATACTGGTATTAGTCCTTGTATTGGTGGATTTGATTTTTTGTTTCCAATTATTTGAGGAAGTCTCAAGAAAAAATCTTCTTTCTTTTCCATATTTAGCCTTTCAAGCCTTTCAATGTTTCACCATGTTTTTTCAATGCACTACGAACATTACTTGGAAGCAATGCCCATAGAGCCACCTTTTCCTCCTGGTCAGTGATGCCCAGGTATTCTTCATAAGCACCGATCAAATCGCTTGCCTCGAATCTATCTTGAACAGCAATCGCAACATCCGCAATGATGTTTTCCCTGTTCTTGTCAATAATGACTCCATCTGTGGGCTTGATTGTTGCGCCACCTTCGGGGATATCCTCTCCAGCATACAAATATAAAGCGAGGCCATGCAATGACAATGCTTTAGTCATGCAACGCATGATGGAAGTGTTAACAGCAAATGCATCTGGTTTTGGGATTGCCTTGTTGCGATAGTCCATCACAGGCAGTTGGCAGGTCATTGGCTTGCCAAACATGGTAACAGTTACAAACACCATTGCCGTGCCGTTGATGTCCATGAAGCACTTGTCGCCAAACATCTCCACCCTGTAGGAGGCGCTTGAATCGGCCTTCAAAGCCTCTGCCCAGGCCCACGCCCATGAGAGGTATGTGAGATTGTTTTTCTTCTCTGTGTGTTCGTTGACATTCTTTTTCAGCAACTCGTTAATGAGTTCACTGCGGTCAACCAAATGACCTTTTTGCTCTGGTTTTGGCGAAAGAACTAACGCCTCTTTATCGTACTTTGTATTCACTTGGGACTCCTGTTGAAAAGTGAGATTTAATTTTGTCAGACTTTATTGAGAATTCTATAGGTGTTTTCCCTAATTTGCTCTCCTTGTGCTTGTGTAATCCACATCGTTAGCAAAGTAAGTTGGCTTTGAATTGCCTGAATGTCAGCCGTGAACCCTGCGTAGTTTTTGTTTAGACACTTGCTCTCCAGTGCTTTGGTCTTTTGCTCGATTGCCA